TCCCAAACCCATTCTTTACCTTCCATAATACCTTCAACGAAAGCATTAGGAGCGGATGGATCAGCAACAATGTCTGCTGCAGTTGCAAGAAAAAAATCGTTTTGAACGATTTGTGCTTTGTCTTTTGATTCTGATTTCAAAGTTCCCATTCCCCTTGAGGAAACACCCAATTTGCAACCTTCATCAATAAAACTCTTTACAATCTTTCCGTTTGGTGTATCGAGTATTTTTGCTCGACCAACGAAATTAGACCCCTCTTTTACCAAAGAAGTAATCATATGAGAAGCACGATCCAAATTAACAGTTGGTCCGTCAGGGTGACCTAACTCTCCAAATGCACGTTTTGGTTCAACATATTCTTTCACATAACGTTTTACTTCTTTTTCAAGAACTTCCAAAGGATATATTCTGCCGTTTTTATTCTTCGTTTCCGACTGCATGAAAATACCTTCGATATAGTACTGCTTCGGTTTATCATTAACTGCTTCAACTAGTTCATAATCTACGGCTTCTCGTAATTCGCAAATTAGTTTCATTTTGTCTACCCTTTGTTATTAAATGCAAAATCTAAGACTTTCATGAATGATTTTGTATCTTTGTTCATGCTGTCTTGTGTTTTTTTCTTATTACTACTATTTAGTGAATCAAATGTCTTCAAAAGAGTTTTCGCTGAATCTGCATCAATTGGTACAGATGTTCCAGATTTGAAAGTTATATCCGATTCTTTTTTCTTTTTTACTATACTTCTTAACTGGGCAATAACATCTTCCTTAACGTTGACTGACTCTGTGCTTGGAACTAATAGATAGTCTCTCATTATATTGAAACTATTTGATGCTATTGCAATCTTATTAGACCACCAAGTAGGCAAAGATTCTTCTGAATCCATACTCTGTAGTTTTTTCAATATTTGAGCTGCGTCTTCTATAACAATCTTACACTGTCTGACTGCACTTGCAACATCAGTATGACCATCTTCTTTCAACGATACCAATTCGGTTTGTAACTCTCTAAACGATTTCATTAGGCTGTAAATCCAGAAGTTTTAGAAAATTCAATCATAGCAAATCCAGTTGCATGAACCGCGACTGCATTAACGTCTGCAGATGTAACACCAGTACCGGCGTGACTTCCATTAATTCCTGGCCCGTCATAGTATCCACCACCTGCAAGTCTGATTGCAGATATATCCGTACCACTTGGAACTTCAAACGTAATCAATACAGAACCACTTCCATCTTCACTGATATCTCCACTTGTTAATCCCCATCTTATCCTACGAATACTAACATTAGCATTAGCAGCAAAACCACCAATTCCACTTCCATCTAGTATTAATCCAGTTCCATCGTGATTATTAAAATCACACATAATTACTATTTTCCCACTACCAGTGGCCGTTGATCCTGTATCTATGAGTGTTCTTGTTGCAAATGCCATTATGCCTCCGTGGGTTGTGCTTCTGTTTCAGGTTCAGTTGTTACCTCTACCTCAACAGGAATTTCTTGTTTATCTTTGAACATACTAGCAGAAACTTCTTGCTTTCTCGTCGCCAAAGAACTTATTACTTTGTCCGCTATTATGGAATCGAAAGCATCGTTTACTTTTATTGGTTGTGCACTCATTGCAAAATCCACAATGTCTACAGCTTTAAATTCTCTTTGTACTGGTTGTTCTGCCATTTTTATCTCCAAAAAATTATCTATTAATATTTATAAACATTGTTGACTCACTAAAATTCATCAACGGTCATATCACCATCAAATTCACCTTCTTTTTTCTCTTTTTCTATCTGTGTATCTTGGTCTCTTATTTCTTCTTCTGACTGTCTGAGAATATTTTTCCTAAAAAATTCTCTGGAATAATAATTACCAACATATTCTTCCATGTTTCTGGCAAGATCAACTCTTTGAGTCAGTGTTTCTTGTTGTTTAAATTCTGTATAATAATGATCCTTTTCAAACTTATAATGAACTCTGTCTTTTATTTGAGACCATTCTTCAGAGGTAATTATATTTTTTAGAATCAATTGTTTTTCAAGTATTTCACCAAAAAGCATTGCAAATCTTGTTTGTAATTTACCAATAAACTTACTGAAAAGAAGTTCATCTCTAGTAATCTCACTTTCTCTCCCCAAAGAGAAACCAGAGTCTGCCTCTAGTCGAGATACAGGAACGTGCATTGCTTTATAAAGTTTTTTCTGAAAATATTCTACATCATCCATTTGTCCAAGATTTTCTCCGCCTGGAAGTGTAGTAATTTCTGTTCCTCTTCCACCTTCTCTTCGTGGTAACCAGTAATCTTCCAACATTGATTGATGTTTTCGGTCATCTCTCACTTCACCAGTTTGTGCATCATAGACAAGTTTGTTTTTGTAACGAGTCATGATATCTTTGAGATACTGTTCTGCTTTTTGTTTTGGAAGGTTACCAACATCAATATAGAAAATCCTTCGTTCAGGAGCTCTTGAAATACGATAGATGACTACCGAATCTTCAATCATTCGTAATTGATTAAGAGGTTTGATTGCTTTATGAAGATATGAAAGAACCATTCTCTTGTCTTCGTTTAGTAATCCTGAATGACAGTATGCAATAGAATCTGCTGCAATTCTCATCACTTGACCACCCTGTTTACCATCCATACCACCTTCGTTGAATGCAAAGTATTCTTCAACTACGGGCATTAAAGAATTTTCACTTGGATCTTTTGGTGGGAGGATTTGGCGAACTTTTCTAATCTTGAGTGCATCAATCGGTCTGAGTTCTAAAATACCTTTTTTGGGATTTTCGGGGTCTATTATGATGTGATAATAAAGTCGTCCATCAATATACCATTTTCGGAAAGTATCAAATCCAGTTTCATTGAATTTCAACAGACCTAATACTTCTCTAAAGTTTTCGTTTATTTTTGTTTTAATGTCTGGTGAAATATTAACATTGGTAAGATTGAGGGAAACTGGGGCTTGTTCTCTGTCAGACACAACAGCATCATTTACTATGTCGTCTATTGCAATTTCCGTTTCTGGAAAAAGTGCCATAGATCTATAACGTATGATCAACTCTGCTTCATTCTTCGCAGAACCTTCCATATCCAAATAAGTAGCGTAAGCTCCGCCAGGAGTTCCTGCTACATCTATTGAACCATCTTCTGATTGTGGGAGTGCAAAAGAAACGTGATCTTGTTGTTCCTTTTCTTTTTGTGATCTTCCAATTGTAAAACCAAATAATTCAACGGCCATATACTACTCCAAAAGTCAGGGACTGAGCGCCCCCGGCCCCTAGTTAGATTTAAATTATAATATAAAATAATAAAAGTTATGTCGATGTGCCCGAGACAGATCCGCCGGGAGTTCCACCACTATGACTCCAGTAATCATACGCAAATTCAACAGTAAATTCTTCAATAGCATCATTGGCATCCCAACCAAGAGTAATTTCACTCATATTAACTGGAAAAATATTTATAAAGTCGTATATTGCAATCGCAGCTGCACCAGTTTTGGGATATTGTTTTACAGTCCCTTTACCATAAAGGTTTGCATTTGTAGCTGAGACCTTGTTGCCCAAGTGAGTACCCATTGTAGCCATCCATTTTTCCATACCATTTCTAATAGCAAAACCTTCATCATTTATTATGGTAACTGTCCAGTTGTCAAATGTCTTATTTCCAGGCACTTTAACTACTCTACCAAAATAAGGAACCTCTACAACTCCAACTGTCATTGCTGGAATTGCTGCAGCTTTACATGCAAAGGTAAATTCAGCGACCGCACCACCTAAATTTGCTGTCGCAGCTGTACTTGAAATTGTAACATCAAAAAGATTAGCTCGTGCTCCGCCTGCGGCTAATGCATTATTTCTAAATTCATTTATTGTAAACGCCATTGTTATTTCTCCCCGATGACTAAAATTAAAGATGTGATGGGGAAGTCTTTTTTACAAGTGCTGCCTTCGCATGCCATCGTCTTCCCCCATCTATAAGATGTGTTATATACTATTATTTATACTACTTTTTTAACCAACTACTTCTGAGAACGAAACTCCACTACGAACCGCAACAAAGTTTAGTTGAATAAAGTTGATAGAACGATTTGGTTTAACATAAATGTCACCCACAAATTCGTTACGGTCAACCACATCACCAGTATTGTTTGAGTCATCACAAACAACTTTAAAGTCTGTAAGACCATCACGGCCTTGAACATTCCTCAAGAATGGTTCTACCGCACCAACAAACTGAGCTCTTGTGAAAGCATCGTTGAATTCAAATAGTTGTGCTCTAGCAAATTTTGCAATAGCCTTTTCAAGAATAATGAAAAGTCTTCGTACATTAATTCTATCAAATGCAGAAGGTTTTGCAAGAAGAGTCTTATCACCAAATAAAACA